AGCTTGGTTGGTGTTTGTAGAAGTTAATGTGTTATTAAACAAACCTGTAGCGTTGATAACACCAATAACAGTACCGTCTTTCTTAAGTAAACTGACTGTACCGTCAGCGTTAGCTCTTGCGGCTACAGGAAAACCACCTGCTGTAGTGCCATCATGCACAACAAGCATTTTCTTATCTGTGTCCACTGTTACTTCACCGTTTGCACCTGTAAAGGTATTGTGCTGGGCGGTTGTCCCTCTACGCAGTTGTAAGCGTTTTGCCATAGTGTTTTCCTTTAATTTGTGATAGTTGCATCGGTGATTGTGTTGGCGTCAATCGTTTCAGTGATCGTTGCATCGGAGATCAGGCCACAATCGTCGTCATTGAAACAGTGCGAGTGAATTGTGCTTAAGTTTGTATTTAAGCTAGTTCCAGAAGTGATCACAGAGTTTGTGAAAGCATCTGCTGTAGTGTTGAATGCAGCGAGAGCTTGAGTCCTTGCAGGAGCTGCTGATAAGGCTGGAACTGTTGTACGGTTTGCATCTGAAGAAGAACTTCCTTGCTGTGCAATCATGGCATCTGCATAAGCCCCTACATCATTGCTAACTGAGCTGCTGCTGGTTAATGCAGCGTAGAACGTATCCACTGCACTGACATAAACAACACCTGTTCCTGTAGGTTTGGTGAACGTAGGGTTGACTGGGAGAGTCGGGTTGACTTCACCGATTAGACCGCAGTTCCATTTGTTCGGGTATTTTGTGTTAATGTAAGTTAACAGAGTGTTATGCTGAGTCCTGAACGTAGGCAGCGCTTGCAGGAACAAGGCTGCTTGGTTTACGAAGTTGACTGGGTTAGAGACTTTAGAAGGAGCATGAGGTAAGACTGTAACTGGTGCATAAGGCATTAAATTAAACCCTCCACTCTTAATGTGCATTTACTTACTGTAGGGAAGGAGATAGTTGCTTTGAAATCATTGTAGAAGCCAAATACAACCAGTTCTTCCATCTCTGGGTTTCCGATAAACACGGAAGGAACACTGTCAATATCTGCGAAGTATCTTTGAACTTCAGCAAGCTTGTAATTGTCAATGTCTAAATCATATTCTGCGAACTTGGAGTTCTTTCTTTTAACAATCTTAACGTTACCAAACTCGTCCACTTCCTTACGGCTGAATGATTTGATACCAATCGCTGTTCCATAGTTGGTGCGTCCGATAACCATTTGCTGACCGTAAACCACTTCCCCAACTTCTGCTAAGGCGCTTCCGCTGTTAATGGTTACGTCAATCGTAGCTGTCGGGTATGAAGGGAGATCCAAGAATAATGCTGAGATCTTCTTAACACCTACTGGCGCGAAGAAATAGCTGTAGTAGTCGATCACGTCATCTACACTAGACAAGACTTGTGTCTGGTCATAAACAACTCCCGCTACTGGATCTGTCATCACTACGCGGACTGAAGTTGCGTTAACGTTAAGAAACACAATGCTGTCTACAACTTGGCTTGGTGTTAGTGTAAAGCTGATACCGCCCATTCTGCTTGATTCATTTGAAATGATGTTGTCAAACATGCGGTAGCGGTTTGTTGCCCCGATTCCCATCCAGTTGACTAGATCAAGATCAGGTGTAGTTGTTTTGCCTGAGTGTGTTACCACAGCTTCATAGATCTTGTGCTGGTAGATAACCCGCGTTGTAGCTGTGTATGAAGCTGCGCTAACCCAAGTTGAATACTCGTTTTCAGGAATATTACTGCTTGTCAGGATCGCATCGGTTGTGGTGATGCTTTTAATAACTCTCATCTAGCTTCCTTTGTAATAATTCAAGAAACGGTTAATCGGGTAATTCTGGAGAAGGCACTGCCGAAGCAATGCCCTCTTACTTGTTATGGGATGACTTTAACTGGAACTGTTTCACCAGTATCTTGATCTACGCGGACATTCATTCTGTCGCCATAATCCCAACGTTCAAGTCTGTTTGCAGTGTCTTGTGTGTACTTGGCTACTGCTGTGATAGCGGTAATCATGTCTTCACGTAAAGCATCCAGCTTAGCGTCAGTTGCAGTGTTAGTTGTCGCAAGGACAGTATCAGTTGCATTGTTGATTAATGGGTTCAGTTTCGGTGTTGTGTAGCCAAGGCCAGCTTCCTGAGCGTCTGCACTAGCAGAAGCAGCTCTTTGGATCAGAGCTAAGTCTCTTGCGTATTCGCTGCCATCTACAGAATACTGCTTGCTTAAAGACATTAAATCTTTACCAAGAGTCAGAAGCTTTTCAGCTGCTGCTGTATCACCTTGCATAGCTAACAGAGATTGAGTGTTGAACTCGTTTCTCAGGTAGTCTAGGTTTGATGGTTGGTTTGTTTCACCTCTTGCAGCTCTTGCTTGGTCAGCAAGGTCGCGCAGAGATTTGACAAGAGCGTTTACATCTGAGTTGGCATCATTGATAGCATCTTGTAAGTCGTTAAACTCTGGAGCTAGTGCAATGATTTGACCGTAAAGTTTCTGACCAGCTTCTGTGCTGATGTCGATGCCGCTGATTAAAGCTCTGAACGCTTTGGTATCCGCTGGTAATTCCTTACCAAAGATAGAAAATTCGTTAGTCAGTCTTCTTGTCAGTTCAGCTGCTTGTTCAGCAGGAGAAAGCATTTCGAAATAAGCATCAAGGCCATTTGATAGGTTTCCAAGTCCGCCTGCACCTAAGATCATTGAAGAAGTTAAGTAGTCGGCATTCTTACCAGTCATGAACAGCTGATCTTGCAAATCACGTAGAGTGAAGATGAAGTCAGTTAATTCACCAGCTGTACCGTCAAACGCAGAGATCAGGTCGTAAACACCACCTTTGATGTCTTTTGTACCTTCAGTAAGCAGAACAGATTGTCTTACGATCTCAGCAGCTACATCACCTTGCTTGTTCAGCAGGTCAGTATAGTTGACTGTAGACACATGAAGTCTGTCTGTGTAGTAGGCCGCTTCTTCCACCCCAGTTGCTACACGTACCAATGTTTCATAGTACCCTTCACCGACTTTCTGGAAATCGTCTAACCCAGCTACTGCTTCTTTAGCTACAATATCGGCTTGTTGACCGATTACACCTTCAAGCAGTTCTTGAATCTCTTTACCAGTCTTACCTTGAGTGTTGATCTTTCCTAACGTGATGTTAGAAGAAAGTAACTTCTCAATAGTTTGAGATTCATCACGACCAAGCGCACCAGAAGCAGCAAGGATGCTGTCGAACACACCTCCAAAGATTAAGCTGAACTGATTTTCAAGTTCTGCGCTTGCTTCTTTGAACACTGTGCTGTTGCTTGACTTGCTTCCGAACCAAGACTTCTTAGTGGTTGTAACATCTGCGAACTCATGAAGCTGCATACCACCGCTTAGGATTGACCCAAGGGTTTGAGTGCCACCGTAAATACCAGATCCTGTCACTTCTTGAGACACTTTACCGAAGATTCCGCCTAAAAGCTTACCGATGATATTGCTACCAAGGTTAAGTTTTAGAAGTCTTCCAGTCAGGACTTTCTCTACTGTTCCAGTGATCTTAGTGAATAAACCATGAGCTTTATCCAGTAAAGGATTAAGAGCTGCATCTGAACCAAAGCTTGAAGCAAACCCGCTACCTGTTCCTTGACGGACTCTCAATGTTTTGAACTGATCTCAACATTGCTGATGAAATTGGAAGTCCAAGTTCTGAGTTGTCAGCTAGGATGTCGATTGCATTTGCGATGCTTGCTGACTTGTCATCTGCTGCACCACCGAACACAGTTCCTGTACCAGTGTTTTCAAAGCTTTGAGTACCACCAGAAGAACCTCCGAAGCTTCCGCTGATTGCAATACCCAGTCCTGCAACGATAGCCGCCATAGCCGCCATACGTCCGAATGCTGAGTACGGATCACCAGAACCTTGAGTAAGGATCGCTTCTGTCCCTTTCGCTACGTTCACCGCAGATTGAGCTGCCACTTTCGTAGTTGCTCCAGTCACAAAGGCAATGGCCTCTTTAACATATCCGCCTAGAGTAAGCGCTAAGGTTTGGATCTTGTCTTTCTTTTCCCAGAGCATGAAGGCAATTTTCTTAGCTTGCATAGCTTGTTCTAAGATAGCGATGGTTTTGTAACCTTTGCTGTTTTCTTTGAAGAAGCTTTTCGCAAGACCTAGACCTTGTGACCAAGCTTTATCTTGAGCGTTTGCTTTCTGATCCAGATAGTCTTTTTCAACTGCTGCAAGGGCACTTACTTCTGCATTGATTTTCTTCACTGCTTCTTCGTTTCCGAACAGTTCAGGTGAAGCTGCTTTGGCTTTCAGAGCATCCATTTGAGATCCAATGATACCTAGGCTTTCATTCAGTTTAGTGTTGCCTGCGACAAACTCGTTAAGACCTTCTAGCGCAGTTTGGAATGGGTTTCCAAAGTCACCGAAGACAGAGAAATCAACTTTAGAGAAATCACCGAATGGCGTATCCTTTTCAGCTTCTTTCTTCTCAGCGTAGGCTTTCATGATATCTAAACGCTTACGTTCGATCTCCAGTGCCTTAGCAGCTTCTGGTTTGATGGTTGTGTAAGTGTTTTTGATGTCACGCAGAACTGCGCTTTCGCCTTCTAAGTAAGTTAGAACTCCAGCTGCATTCTGAGCAAGTTCTTTATCAAGGGCAACTTGATCCTGTTTGATCATCAAGCTTGTTGCAAGATGCAGAGACATCCCTTGAGTTGCACCAGCTAGTTCAGCCGCTGCGAGAGCAGCATTTGTATAGCCGTTTGCTGTAGCAGCTGCCAGTAAGCCACCTTCACGGTTTAGCGCGTTGATCTTAACCAGCGTATCTGCTTGAACCTGAGCAGCTTGAGCAAGCTTAACTTGCTTATCGTATTCAGCATCAAGATCATCAAGATCATCTGCCTTACCGCTTAGGCCACGAACCTTCGAAGTTTTCAGACGGAAGATTGCAGCTTCTAAATCATAACCTTGAGCTAACATTGTGTTGATAGCTGTTTGATCCTTGATCTGAGATGCCATTGCATAATGTTGCTCGTAAGCTTCATTTGTTAATTGCAACTCTGCTGCTGCACGTCCTTTCGCATTGTCAGTGAATTTAGCTTGAACTAAAGCTCTCGCTTCATTAATGTTCAGGCCAAGGTTCATTAACGCAACCAGACGTTCTTGAGCTTCTGTTTCTTCTGCAAGAGACTTCATGTACTCTGCACGGGCTTCGATCTGAGACGCCTGACGTTGAAGTTCATACAGCTGTTTTGCTTGATCTAAGTTTGTACCAAAGGCGTTCTGATATTCTTTTTCACTTGCAATACGCGCTACGTCAATGTTTTCAGCTTGTTCTAAAAGACTGATATACTTACTAAGTTCTTGCACTTGGTCAGTATAACGCTTCTTGTTCTTCTGCTTAGTGTTCCCAGCCTTATCAGCATCCTTCTCTGCTTTACGGAGAGACGCTGTGTAGTCAGACTGTTCTTTATCAGCTGCATCAAGTTCTTTAAAGCCTTTCGCAAGTTCCGCTGCTGTTTTCGCTTTAGCTTGTAACAGGTAGTTCTGAGCAGTTTGCAGACTGTTCGCTGCTGTTTTCCAGTTCGCTGCTGTTTTAGAATCACCACGGCCTGCCGCTTTCGCTTGCATATCTTCGTAGTAAGTCTTCTTGGCTGCTAGAGCTGTTTCTTTCGCACCGAATCGGTTAGTAAGTTCAGCTTGCAATTTAGCTGCTGACTGGATTTCAAGGCCATAAGATTTAGCAAGCTTTGTTGTTTCGCGCAGTTTCTTCGCTTGGTCTTCAAGACCTTTAGTGAAGGCATCTACACCAGTCTTAGCAAAGGCTGCTTTTTCACCTGACACTGCAATCTCTTGACGCATTTTAGCAATAAGATCTTTAGAGAAGCCTGCCTTTTCTCCAGCTTCTACAACTGACGCTGCATAGCTGCGAGTCTTCACTTTAGAGTCTTCTGACACGTAGCCTGCTTTAGAAACACTAGCAACCAGCTGTTCAACTGAAATGTTGCCTTGTTTATATTGCATTGCAAGATTAGCCATAGACTTAGCTTGCGCGCTTGTCATGTCATTGCTTCGGCTCAGGTTAAGCACGTTAGCAATCAGAGATTCTTTGCTGTCTTTGTAAGCAGCATTCAGCTCTTTTAAGTTTGCAACTTCTGAGTCTAAGGTAGACTGTTGTTTAACCTTGCTCAGTTCCTTGTATTTATCAATCGTAGCTTGGATTGATTCACCTTCCTGACGGAAAGATTCAGCTGTTGCCGCATTAGCCTTGTTGAAGAACAGGTAAGCTGCTGTTGCTGACACTACGGTTGCGATAAGGCCAACCCATCCGCCTAAGAAAGCAAATGCTGTCTTAGCTAAGTTCCCTGCTGTTTGAGCTGCTGCACCAACTTGGATGTAAGCTGTAGTCAGGCGCTGCTGCATCACAATGCTTGTTGCTGCTGATTTGCTAACACCTAATTGAGATGCTGTTAAGGTAATGTTGGCTCTTGCTGCTTGGATAGCCGATGCTGCTGCAACAACATAGCCTGCAACTAGTTTACCACCTACAAGATAGATAAAGATCTCAAGGGCTTTACCTGCTGATTCAATCGTATCTTTGTTATCAGTAAACCACTGTTTAACTGAGCTACCGAACTCTTTAGCTCCACCTGCTGCTGTCATCAAACCAGACGCAAGGTTCATCATCTGTGTTCCGAAGAACTGAGTGATTCCTGCACCTTCGTTAAACTCACCTAGCATGACAGTGAACGCAGTCTTCATGGCATTTGCACCTTGTTCTAAGGTGAAGCCAAGTTTTTCATTCTCTGCGCTTAAACGAGCATATTCTTTGATTAACGCTTTAGAGATCACTTCAGTAGTTAATGCACCAGCTGATGACATTTCTTTCAGCTTTTCAGCAGCAATACCAGAACCATCTGCAATCGCTTTCAGGAATCGCGGAGATGCTTCAGAGATAGCTCTAAATTCATCACCGTTCAGTTTACCTGAAGCCATAGCTTGAGAGAACTGTAAAGTCGCTGATGCAGCTTCTTGAGTTGTCGCACCACCGATACGCATAGACTTACCGAAGGCATCAACTACTGTAGTTACAGCCGCTGTGTTAGCACCAATCTTCTGCATTGAAGGAGCAAGACGGGCAAACAGGGTAGATGTTTCACGAAGGCCAACGTTGTTCGCCATAGAATACTGAGCAAGCTTTTCATTCACTCGCGCAAGTTCATTGGCATCGCTGATGTACAGTTTCATACGGTTTTGAATAGATGTGTATTCATCCGCAGTCTTAACAATGGCAACACCAAGGTTAACCATCGCTGTCATCACACCGTAGATCGCTGCTGACAGTAAAGCGTACTTGACAATCCCGCCTACTTGTGTATTCCAGAATGACATGTTCTTAGCAGCCGTTACAGACTGATCTGACAGACCTTTCATTGCATTCTGAGCGTTAAGCAGAGCTGTTTTGTAATTGTCAAGTGTAGTCTTATCTGCCCCGCTAAGCTCCATTGTAGCAAGCTTAGTTGCATTGGTTGCTGAGAACCCTTGCTGTTTGTAGCTGGTTGATTTGTTTGTAAGATCAATAGCACGTTGTTGTTGTTTCAGACGCTGAGCTTCTACATCTTTAAGACTCTGAGCGTGAGCTAAAGTCTTTTGGTAATAGTCTTGGTCAGCTTTAAACTTCTTCTGACGGGCTGTTTCAGCATCCGCTGCAAGTTTAGCTTGAGCTTTCTGTGAAGCTGCTGCACTGGCACTTTGTAAGGCCATTTGCTTTTGATAATAATCTTGCTCTGCTTTAAGTTTCTTTTGACGAGCTGATTCTGCCGCTTGAGCTGAACTCACTTCAGCATCTTTAGCAGCCTGCATACGCTTCTGGTAATCTTGCTGTTCACGCGAGAAAGCTTGCTGACGAAGTTTTTCAGTTGTTTCAATCTGCTTGCGTTGACTAGCCTGTAAATCTTCTACATCCTTCTTAGCTTGAATCAAGGCTTTATTTTGTGTAAGCATGTTCAAGAACCGATTAAGATCCTCTACATTATCTGACACAAGGCTAAAGCTTGTCGCTAGGTTGGCTGTCTGCTTGTCCATCTGAGGAAGGAACTTTGTTAAAAGCTCTTGCTTCTTAAGCATCTTTTCAGACGCTGATAGAACAACCTTTTCAGATTCTTTTGCACTTCCCTGTATCTTCTTCTGGCCTGACTCAAAATCAGTACCTGCTTTCTTACCTTGGCTGCCGATCTTCTCAACTTTTGCAAGTAAAGTGTCAACTTCTTGGTTGGCTTCTTTCAAGCCCTCCGCTTGAATTAGAAACCCAATTTTTACTAAATCCATAGTATCCTCTGTGTGAGTTATTTAGCTTTACTTGCTTTCTGCTGTTCTTTGCTGTAGTAGTCGAGTACGGTTCTATCCCATACACGAATCAATTCAAGCTCATAGGGTTCTGGTGTAATCTGTTCAAGGGAGAAGTACGCTTGCATCTCTTGATAGCTAATAGCAAAAAAACCTCCGAAACCACCTGATTGACGAGTGTTGTGTAAGCGTAGGAAATACGCCCACGCATACTGCGCTGCATTAGGGAGTGTTGGAGGTTCAATATCTTGAGTGTCTTGTATCTGTTTTTTCTGTTCTTCACCAAGTAAAGCAGCAAAGGGGTTAGCCTGAGCTGCTTCAACATGTTCTTTTACAGTTGCACCGTCTGATTGTCGTTGATTAGACTCAAACTGGTACTTGCAATATTCAATACAATCTTCAAGAATACTGCTTAGATGAAATTTGCAGCGATGTCAGCTTCATCTAGGACTTGTGAACGCACCCAGTCCAGTTCACGCATAATACGGTTAGCATTATCTTCGTTGAACTCTACAACTTTGCCGTCTTCTAGCAGGCCGCGCCAGCTAACAATACGGACAGCTGCTGATGCCACTGCCATGTCTTCTGCATCTTCAAGGGAGAAGTCGTTTTCCTTCCCTTTACGTTTCGCTTGCTGCTCTTTAATTTGCAGCTGGTTGAATACTTTCTTACTGTACGCCTTCACCTTCGGTGATTGAGTTCCGCGCACGGTAATGAAGAAATCTGTAGGAGAACCGTCTGGAAGTTTCACTTCAAATTCGAAGCCTGCTTCCGCTTTTTCTGCCAAGTTAGTTTTTACAATGTCAAAGCCCATGATGTATTTCCTCAAAAGAATAAATTAAAAAGTTGTAAGTAGAGGGGAGCTACCCCTCCTTTAAGCTGTCAGCTAGAGCCGCTTATACAGCAGCGCTATCTTGGAATTGGATTGTTGTTGCTTCGAAACCGTTTGCACCAGATCCTTTCAGAGCTTGGAATGAGTTCTGAGCTACCAGACCTTTTTCACCGTCATCTTTGGTATCTGTTGAAAGTTTGATACGCGGCAGAGTGATTGTCATGAAGTCTGCTGTTGGATCTGAGCTTGCAGTTACAGCACACACAAGAGCAATTTCTGATTCGTTGTTGAAGTAATCAGAGAATGTGCGGTCTTGGAACAGAGTAGAGAAGTCACCATCTACTGTAATACGGCCTTCGTACAGTTCAGGTTTGATGTTGCTACCTACCACTGCTTCAGCTGTCATGTTACGGTTGATGTTAATGTTCAAGCCTGTCACAAGGGCAATCGGTTTACCTTCTACGATCAGCGCACCGTTTACAGCAGCGAATACACCAGTTGTGGCCTGTGCTGTTGGGTTTGTGAAGTAGCGGGTTGCACCAGTCTGTTTAAGATCCTGACCCATGAAACCAAAGTCTGCTGTTACAAGACCAGTGGCAGGAAGGGCAAGAGAAACAGTGTTCACTTTGCAGCCTGTGTAGACTTCAGATTGTGAAATGTCTGAGAACCAAGATTCGATTGAGTAAGAGTCATCTGTATGCGCAGTTGAAGGCGCGTAAGTTAGCTTACCACCGAATGTGTATGTCCCTGCTGACGCTACAGTTTCAGTTGTCAGTGTAGTTCCGCTTAGAGGAAGCACTGTTGCTGCTGTTGCTGTTGTCGCAATGATCAGGAAGTTACGTCCGTTGTTTGCTGCGTTGAAGCCAGTTAAACGAATCACTGTACCAACCTTCGCCCCGTCTGTGATCCAAGAACCAGTTGTACGGGTGATGTTGTATGTGCCTGTTACAGTACCGTTGGCGATAGTTGTAGAGCCTAGAGCAGCTGGTGTACCTGCTGTCCAGTTACGCGCTACAGCTGAAGCTAAGAAGCTTGAGTATGATCCGCTAGACAGTTCGCCTGAGATTGTTCCGTCTACTGCACGAACACCATGCCGGAAGTCAACAACTTGATAGTCTGTTCGAATTTCATCTGACTGGTATGTATCTTTCGTTAAGTTAAAGTCTGCACTGACACGTCGAACCGCTTGAGCTGATGCTGCCGCAGGTAACGTACCAAATGTAACTTCTTTCTTATATGCAACCTGTTTAGCAATACCTGAAGCTGTTGGCATTATGTATTTTCTCCAATAGGATATTAGTTGTTAATTACGAACATTGATTAAAACTGGTTAGCAAAATATCTAACGCGGATAGTAATCTCTGCTCTTGTATCGTTTATGTAGACGGGAGATGTTTCTGGGGTTCTGTCTACGATGACCCGATCTGTGCCTTCATCAAGCGTTGTCCCTCTCTTGAAATAGGCTTTAACCTTGTCTGCCATTACTGCGAGATCCCCTACACCTAACCCTTTCGGATAAGATAAAACGACTTGGTAAAAACCAACTTCGCGGTGATAGTTGTCACCTAGAGTGGGGTTCTCAACTGGCAACGGAACAAGCCGAGAGAGTTGATAAGGCTGATTAGCTGATGGGGTAAAGGAGACGTTTTCATAAGCTGTTTTAGAAGAACCTAAGCCTTCTGGCATGGCAACTAAGCGCTTCTCAAAAGCCTTCCTGATGTTACTTTGCATACACACCTATCATAGTTGGCTGACCTTCAATGCTGTCAGTTCTAAAATTGCTTGGGCTATTCCAATATTGTTTCTGACTACGTGATAACCATCTTTGGCTTTCCATCCGTAGACAGGGTTATCCGCCCAACCTTCTTCAACCATCGGTGCATGAGGAATACTGTTTGTGACGTAAGCTGCGCCTTGGAAGTTATACTGCTTGCTCTTAACAATTGCATCCGCTACAGCGCCTGCGCCTGACGTATCAGCAGCTCTTACTGTAGGGTTTGGAGTCCCATAGCCGACTGACCATGAGTTCTTGTAATCCCCTGCATCATTCTGAATCTCGCCTTGCTTAGAGGTATAGAACTCAGCACCAACTGGACTGTTATCTACCAGCGTAGTCGCTACCTTTAAGGCCGACTCACCGATAAGCATTTTGCTCTTTTGTTGCAGCTTTTCCCGCAACTGCTTGATGCCTGCTGCACCGCTGTAAACTGCCATAGTGCCTCGTTATGTTTAAGCCTTGCTACAGATCAAACGCCAAGATGCAATGTCTTCACCAGCCCAGTTTTCCTTGATCACTTCAATCATGAAGGTTTCGTCAGAGTCCAAATATGTTTCAGTGATTGTGTCTCCGACTCTAGGCCGAAAGGGTAAGGACTTGGCTGCGATTAGCATGACTGCTGTTTCCTTGTTGACCAAGTTTGGGGATTTAGTTTCCCGTTCTTTTGGATCAGTTTTGAAAACCTTGACATCATATAATTCTTCGTTATACGTTTTGACCTGATCGTTTGGATCGTAATCTTCACCTACGATTCTGCGATAAGTTCTTGTTGCTCCGAAGTGTCTGATCAGACGTAGTGTGCTGTCTTGAAATCTTTTAGTAAGTGCCATAAAACCTCTTAATTAGAAAAGGCTTTCACTGTAGAAAGGAGCGTTCGCATTGAACACATCTTGACGAGTGTTTGGACTGTTAATGGCATCACCGTCTTTCGGAATACCAATGTCAACTTGCACTGTAAGATTGTCAGAGTTCTCTACGTTTGCACGGATGTCTGAAATGCTGATGCCGCCTGCATACGCTTTGGCTTGCTCGATACCGATGCTGTAGTTAGGATCATTCAAGTAGAGCTTCAAGGCTTTCATGTAGTTTTCAAACCACGTATGACCCCAAATCTCCAGTTCTGTTCCTGACCGTTCATGTACGCGAGAAGACAAGATAAACAGTAAAGTTTTGGCTGCATCTACAGCAGACTTTCTTAAGTTCATCTTGTTCTTTTCAAGGAAGTGTTCAAGCTCAGCTTCAGTCAGAAGCTCATCGTCAATGGCATTTAAGCCCAGCTCTAAGCGTAGTTGTTCGATTAAAGTTAGTGCCATAAATCCCTCTTAGAATCGCCCTGCTGCGGTGATGTATTTTGTACCTGAGATGTTGAAGATACAGAGCAAGTTTTTAGCAGATGCATCCAGCATGAAACTTTGTTCAGTCTTGAATGCTGTCGTATCTACGCTAAAGCCCTTGGTATCTAACATGACCGTGATTGATTGGCCTGAAAACAAGTTAGCTGTTAAAGTGGCATTCGCTGCCAGCGTCACAACTTGGATACCGCCATTGGCACGATCAAGCGCAGGGTTTGCTGTGTTGTAAACTGTTTCTGCATTGGGAACTTGGATACCAAATTCTTCAATGTAGAGTTCAATGTGTTCACCATCAATAACTGTAATATCTGCCATTCTTAGTTATCCTTTGTCACTTCGCGGAACACTTTCACATTACCGTAAAGTAAAGGTTGAACGTATCCAGTTGCTGATTCCATTTCCATGTCCCAGACATATTGACTTGCTGGTGCATCTTCTGATGTTGCATCCGCTTGCAATGCTGCTGTAGCGGTAGCAGTGAACCAGAAAGACAGAACACCGTTTGTAGCGTCAATGATGGCAAATGAAGCTGCTGCGCCTTCTTGCAAGGTACTTGCAGCAGTCTTCCGAATCTGGCCTCGAACTGTGTAACCGCTTAAATTGACAGGTTGCTGTGTTAGTGAGTTTTTAACCGTCATGGTAATCTCACCAAACGTAGCGCCTTGGCGAATTAAAAGGTCAAGCTGAGCGCCTTTAGTTCCTATAATTGGTGCAGCCATATTTAACCTTCTTTGCTTATTAATATTAAGAATAAGGTGAACTAGATTGCTCTAATTCACCCGATCTTAATACTGACCTTACTGTCTATTAAACAGTAGCGTTCTTAGTAGCACGAACGATTGCAGCTGGGCGGTGAACCAAGTGCAGCGCGTTGTGTTCTGATTCCACTTCTACGCGAGAGCCTTTAGGATCACGGTAAGTGAACATGTAGGCTTCTTCACCAAGAGTGTTAACAAGGTCAAGCTTGTTAGCTGGTGAGTAGTAAGAGATGAAGGTGTCTTCTGTACCTAGTGGTAGGTAGTAAGCATCACCAGCTGGGATCAGACGTTGAGAAACGCCATTCGCATCTTTGTACGAACCGATGTAACGGTACAGAGTCACGTCACCATGAGTGAATGAAGCATAGCGTCCGAAACGCAGGCCATTACGCAGAGGTTCTTGAGTCGAGCTGTAGAACTTGTACGCTTCTTTCACGCCAGCTTGTGCAATGTAAGCGTCGAAGTATTCTGGAGAAGCAAGGGCGATAAAGCTGCTTGGAACTTCACCTGAACCTAAGTTTTCCTGAATTGAGTCGATCACTTCGCGCTGCTTAGCTAACACATCTGTCGCTGCGTTGGCAAGGTCGAATGCAACTTCTTTACGAGTTACACCAAAGTCAGTGTAGTAGTTGCCTGCCACTGTGCCGTTTGGTGCATAAATTGTACCTGTTGTAAGGGCTTTACAACGAGCAAATTCAACTGTGATCGCGTGGCTCTTGCGGATCTTTTCGATCTTACGCATCATCACCGCAGCTTCTGTTTCAGCAGCGTCTGAACCGTAAGCACGTTTACCTTGAAGGTCTTGTGGGCTTAGGTAGTCGTCAACTGGGAAGTGAGGGATTGGGAAAGAACGCAGGTTACGAGAACCATCTGAGCTTACGTTGTTGCGTTCACCACGTACACGGTCAGGGATCAGTGTAAGAGTTTTTGAGTTCCCTTCCACTGTGATCTGGTGCTGCGTAACTGGCTCGTTACGGAAAATGCCAAGATCGTTAATAAGGCCGTATGTGTTTGGGACTAAAAGAAGTTCTTCTGTTAAGTCTGTAAGTTCAAACGGTTTATCGTATGAGCGAGTAATTGCCATATTTAAATATTCTCCAAAGAATTATTATTAGATGATTAAACGGTTTCGTTGACCAAGATACCTTTAGCTTCAAGGGCATCATAGATCGCTACTTTCTTCGGATCAGTGTCAACAGAAGCGTCTAACACTAAAGCACCTTTAGAGACAATAGCTTGACCACGCACCATCACAAGGACTTTCGCGCCAGCTGCTACAGTGAAGTCTTGCAGAACAATAGCTGCTGCTGCTTTTGAACCGTCAGCTGCTGAATCTTTAGCTACAACGTATTTGCCTGTGGCTGTAACTTTCCCAAGAACTGTACCTACTTTGTAGACAGTCCCGACTGTATCGCCTGAGTCAACAGCTGAACGGCAGTAGCCAATTGAAGGTTTGTATTCGTGTTTTACAAGGTGTGAAAAACGTGGTGTATCGGTTGCGATTAATGGCATAGAGGATTCTCCAAATTATTTGTTATATTTGTTTTCTAGCTGGGCGCGTAGAGCTGACTTCTGAACTTTTTCACCTTCAGCTGGAGAGCCAGTTTCAGTGAACAATGCAGAGTCATCTGCTTTAGCTGCTAGAGCTTTTACAACTTCAATAACAGCTTGGAAGTTATCGTCTGATAATTCGCCAACCGCTTTGAACAGCTTTTCAGCTTCTTCTTGCACTTCAACAGCTGCAAGGACTGTGTCTTGACGTGCTTTAGCAACACGTTCTTGTTCCGCTTTTTTAAACACTGCAAGAGCATCATTGGCCTTTTGCAACTCAACTTTCTGAGTGTCAAAAGCTTTCTGAACTTCGTCATACTGCGCTTTAGCGATTAATTCAGGCTGAGCTGAATCTGGCATCGGTGTATCCTCTGTGTGAATGGCTGTAGTAGCCTTACTAACAATTGCCTGAGAAGCTGGTTCAGAACCTTCCTCAGTTTTCGTAACTGGCTTTTTACCGCCATCTTGCGCTTTAGGAGTTAAAGCTTTTTCAAACCGTTCTTGCGCTTTCAGGATGCTTAGATAGTCATCTTCTGGAAGGCCAGATAAGTATTCGATTTTATTTGGTGCTGCATGAGCAGACTTTAAGATTTCAAACTTTTCAACTTGTTCTTCAACATAAGATTGGTAGTAAGAGTCTTCCGAGTCTTCTTCATCTTGCATTCCCAGCAGAGTAGCTAGGACTTTTGCATCTGAGTACCACATGTCAAAGAACTTACGAAGAAATTCTTCAAAGGATAATGTGACCTTAACCTGAGCAGCTTTCTGAAGAAACTCTGGAGTGTATTTTCCAGTTGCTTTCATAACCAGTGTGCTGTAACCGTTCGCTGCACCACCTTGATCTTTATGCACTAAAGCAAGATGAGAACCTTCTTCTGAGAAGTCAAAGTTCTTTAAGCGGCGGGTTGCTTTACGTTGTTCTGTCATTCTGTTTCCTCGTCTAAGATTTCCACCTGAGCATAACCACCAATGGAAATACCTGTTAAATTCCCTTTCTTAACTTCTTCCCAGATTTCGTCATCATAGAACTGAGTAACTACGAGCCAAGAGCCTGCTTTAAGAACCTGTTCGCCTAGCTGCATCTCAACGGGTGAAATGTAACTTTCGGCAATACTAAAGGTGTCCGTTTCAACAAGATGAAGCAGATTGGCTGTCATAGAATGACTGTTGAAATTGTGGCAAGCTTTTCTGACTTCATCGGCAGAATAGATGTCGCCGTGAAGATCAACTTCTTCAGGGGAAAGAACAAGGAATGTGGCTTGTTTCAATTCTTCGTTAACTGATTTAGCGACTCGAATTGATTGGATTGTTTGGGGGGTTTTGTTTGAAGATGTGTCCAAGTTAAATTACCTATCTAACGGTTAGATAAGTGACTTGGTAATGACTTTATTATAGCACCAAATTTCAATATGTCAACTTATTTTTATCGAAATACTGAAAATAAATAACCTAAAGTTATACGTTAGTTCACTTATTAACCTAATTTATGATTTTAAGCCTTGTTATCCAAGTTCTTTGCGGATGAATCCGTACCATCACCTTGTTTGGTTGCTGTACCTTCAAACGGTGTTGCCATGCCATCACCTGATCGGCTAGTGCTTGCTGTCAAAATATCATCCAGACTTACACCTTCTTCCAAAGCTTCAAGGCCAAGGACATCAAGTACCTTGTTGACAACTTCTGGTGTACGTGGTAGGAAGCCGATTGAACCAACACGTTGTAAGAACTTAGACACTTCTTCAAGACTAACTGCTTCTAAATCTTCAACTGCAAGAGAAGGAAGGCGAGTCATATCCCAACCATTCAGGCGCGCCATAAGCGGAACTAAATGCTGGTTCATAACGTTGCAGATCTCTTTCAACTTAGACTCAACTGCCATTGCTGCCAGTGTGCCTTTAATCGTACCTAGGGCGTAGCTGCCTGATGTTCCCTGACCCATTAAGAGAATGTCTGCGCTGAGAGCTGTTAGCATCGCGTTACAGTAATATTCTTTAATGCTCTTGGTATCGTAAGCTTTACCACCATCATTCTTAAGAAGCTCGAATTTGAAGGCTTGCTGCTTGGTATCTTGGTCATACATCAACGGAAGAACCATACCCGCTTGCTGGTTGTTGTGAGTATTGCGGACAATGTTTTGCCACATTAAATACTGAGCTTTTACAGCTGGTTCAGCATCATCTGCCATCACTTGCGGAGGAATCCATGCGATAGGCACACCAGACAAGTCACGCTGCATACCAACCGATTCAAGTTCTTCAACTGACGTTTTGTATTTCCAAGAGTAGTAGCAGCCTTTAAGCGGGCTTTCACCGATTGGACTGTCTTTCTTTTTACCAAGACGGAAAAGAAGGAACTTCTCCCGTGGTAAAGTGATCTTGTTGCCTCTTGAAGTTAGAAGGACACGCCCTGACTTCCCAACTTTAGCAACTGTCTGCGTTACGCCTACAAGCTTCTGGTTATCGTCATAGTTCCATTCTGAGATGCTGTCTTGTGAACGGATCGGCAGTTTGTGAATACCAATTTTACCGTCATTGTATTTTGAGCCTTTAGACTGCAAACGCTTACGAAGGACAATTTCATTGACACAGAACCCGTAGGTGTTCATGCTTGACACTTCTTGAATGAAGTCCTGCCATGAATGTTCCATGTCGTCTAGGCACTCTTGCAGGAACTCTGCATACTTTGCCTGCGTTTCGTTAGCTAACGGGTGAGCTTTGAAGTTGAAGCGAGTCTTCAGCATCATGTGTTCGTAGTAGCTTAAAGCTGCCGCGATAACGCTGTCGTAAGACATTTGCTTATAAGTGACAATACTCATTGGGAATTGAAGCTCTCGCTTCATTTCTTCATGGATAATGCCTGCACTGATCTTCAAGCCATTATACCCCATTTCACTTAACTGGAAGCGGGGCATTTCAGCTGAGTTCGCTGTTGTATTCATAAAAATCTATTACCTGTTAATCTCTTGCGAATGGGTTTTCTTGCGTATATGACGCGATTGTAAAGAGAGGAATTGCCAAAGACACTCGCAGGTAGTTGAAGGCGTCAGAGGTTGCGTCCACCTGATCGTCCTTGTTCTTTCTGCTGCCGTCGAAGATCTCAAGTTCATTGAAATAAGCTTTGTTCCATTCACCTTCTACATAACGCACATGGCCTGCTTCTGAGATCGCTGCAAATGCTCCAAAGCGCGTCACCTTGTCAGTTTTAGGCTTGACTAAGCGTACCTTAAAGCCATGCTCCGCTAACTTAGCCTGTAGGCTTCTAGCGTAGCTTGAGGCGCTTGCTCCAACGTCTTCTGGAATGATGATTGTGGTATTGAAACCATCTTCATACGCTTGTTCGATGATCTTCTGCTCTACACCCATAAAGCGATCTCGGAATCGAGTCACATGTTCAATGGTGTAGATTTTGTCCTTGTCTTTTGACATGAGAACGCCAGCTGTCCAGTCAGGGTTTTTGTATGTTTCTGAAGGAATACTGCTTGCCAAGTCCCAAGCTCTTGTTCTAGCTACAGCACGGCCATTTAGATAGACCACACCTTGCAGCCAGCTTTGCTTGAAATAGCCTGACTTTTCTTCTTTCGCTGTCCATGAACCATACAGAAGACGGTCACGTTCTACGCGGGATTGGTTCTTTAACTGTGTGATGTACGAAGGAGGAATGAATGGGTTGTCAAGGCAGGTGCTTCCGATAACCATCATAGACATCACGCCGTTATCTTCTGCTGTACCGTGAACTGCTTCCGCTTCTTCTTTCGTTTCGTACCAGATCATGTTGCCAGCTTCATCTTTCGAGAAGTAGCGGATATTGCCGCGCTTCGCTGGATCTGGAATACCTGTCTCTGGATCTAACCAACCCCAAACCCAATCTTTTAAGAAGGACTCGTTGTGAGGGTTAGTCGCCATACAGACGGTGCATTTATGCTTTACCTTAGTGTTACGGTTACGACCAATAAGGTAGGTAATCATTTCTTCAGTAAATTCTGTTGCTTCGTCGAACCCGATGAAGTCTGCTTGCAAACCTTTAAACTTTTCCTTCGCAGCTTCGTTTTCATAGTGTGAGAACTTCAGTGAAGCTCCGTTAGAAAAGATCAGCTTTTTGTCCCGAAGGCGGACTTTTAATTTCTTGTCAATCTTTGAGTAAAGCGCAATAGCTTCTTCCCATAGACCACCTTGAGTCTCGATCTGAGTTAAGGTTCTACGGAAGATAATTCCACGGGTTTCTGGGTCGTCAATAAACCGCAAGAAACGTAAAAGGATTGAGTATGATTTACTGCTCCCTGCCGAACCACTTGCGATAGTAATATCTGCATCTGAGTGAATAAACAACTCTTGTGGTACGCTGGCAGGGGCAATAATCTCAGGTGTTCTAGTCATTACCCCTCCTAGTTATTTGACTACACGCAATGACACGATTGGTGCAGGTTCAAGTTCATCCCGATCTACGTCATCATCATTGTTTCTAGTGTTTTCTGGTTTATAAACTTCATTCATAAGGATTTCATATTCTTTAAGAATGAAGGCGATTGCTTTCATTTTTGTAGCTTCTGAGGTTGAGTCTGCATCCAGCAGATTCTCAAGCTTGAGCATGGCCTTCTTAGTAAGAGGCTTCAGCCGTCTTAAGATCTGCTTAAATTCTGCATCCCTCAGCTGCACACCAGAAACAGACTTGGGATTAACCAGTCTGTCTGCTGTAGGTCTACCATCTGGATTACCAGACTGGCCTTTTGGGAATGGCATTAAGCAACCCCCTCATCCACGTACAGCTGGAGTTCCGCTAAAGCCGCTTTCCAGTTGGTCTGCGTATCACCATCAAGAACAAGGCGTTCGTAAAGGTCTGCCAGATATGGCTGCAATTCAGCTGGTACAATCTGCTGACGTAAATCTGGATCACTAAAGGCAGCATAGTCTTCTGGTTTCCAAAACGCATGACAACCGTAGAAGCTGTTGCCGTTGGCGTCTTTTAGTAAGACACTTAAGTTGTTATCCCCGCAGCCATACAAAGCTGCAATCTGATTGATTTTTGGCGTTGCAGCTTCAGAGGCAATGTTTACAACTGATAAATTGAATGAACTAGACACTTAAGGTTACTCCCGTGTTTTTAGCTATAAGTTTTTCAAAGGCTAAGGTATCTGGATCACTGATCAGCTTACCTACACAGACCAAGTTATAAAGTTGACCTGAGAACGATAAACCTGTCCCTGCGCGTCTTCCGATGTACAGTGGATATTTGCCAAATGAACCTGTCCCTTGATCAAGGGTTGATGAAGATGCACTGGTTGCGTTTACACGCAGTCTAACGCTGTCGTTTGGGATATCATCTGCTGCACTCATAACAAAGCTTGTTGGTGACGCTAAGCTTGTGTTCGTTGCCGATGCGTTTGACGTCCCTCTGAACAGTGCTGCAACAGCTGGTGATGCTGCTACGTTTGGCGCTGCCAAGTAGAATGCACCTTTGGAAGTGTTAGCGTTTGTGCTAAGTTCTGCAACAATACCTACAGTGGCGTCAGATAGCTTTCGAATACCTGCAAAGAGGCTCAGCTTATCCGTTGCTGTCAGATCAATATCACCAGTCTGTAAGAAGTCGTCGATACCATCAAACTTCAAATACCAGCAGTCAGGTTGACCAGCTTCAGTCACATCAAGAGCCGTTACCGTTTTCTGGTATGTAGTGGCTGTTAAGCCTACTTCCTGCTGAGGCTGCCAGATATGGATTGACGCCTGATCTGCTGTTGCAAATGTCCCGCGTAAACTAAGACACATAACTGCGGATGTTGAAGTCGAACTGGCGATCTTGATGGTGAACTTTTGCCATGTACCTGTGACGGTCAAGATACTTGATGTACCGCTGTCTGGTGTTGCACCGTTAAAGTCCATGCGGAACTGTTTAGTTGAACTGTCTGAAGTTCGAAGCCAAATAGTTGCTGTGTAACTTGAACCTACGCTTGTTGGGTTTGAAGCTGGCGGGATGAAGAACAGGTTGCTGCTGTCGCCGATAGCTGTTCCAGCACCTTTGTCAAAAGTAGCTAGTGTAGCTGTACTCGTACCATCTGGAGCTAAAACTCCGTAAGTAAGAACTGGCGTTGTCCCTGTACCTACAGCTGTCCCTTGCCATTTTGTAGGATCTTCAGAGTACGGTAGAAGGTTTCTTATACCGATGAAAGGGTGCCGGCCTAGTGTTGGGCGGGAAGCTGAAATAGCCTGACTTGCGTGGTTTCCTGCAAGCTCTTTAGCAGAAGCTGCTGTAATAGTTGCTGAACATACGAAACCAACACCTGAGTTGCGGAGATAGTAGTTACCTCTCCCTGAAGCGATTGTAGTATATGTCCCAGCTTGTGTAATTGGAAGGGCTTTCCCCGCCGCGCCATTTTCTAATGAAAGTGTCCCAGTTATTGCTGAAATGGTGATCGAGAATAGGTAAAACTTCTTAGGATCTAGTGTACCTGACTCACAACTAAGAATACCATTACCATTAGCCGAGAATACAAGTGAGCTTCCATTTGAGGTCACTGTTCCATTACCAGTTTGCCCTGCTGTAATCCAGCCAGTCATACTTGACACTGGAGATAGCTTTTCAGAACTTAGAGCCAAACCTTTCGATTTATCTAAGAGCAACCCAACTGGCTGTCCAGCTGCTGCTGGAATTGTCCCTGCTGAATCTTGGTACATTGAAGATAAATCGCTTGGTTCAAATGAAAACCCATTCGCGTCTGCAAAAGACTTGTAATTTAAACTGTCTAAGCTTGCTGCTCCAGCTCGTCGATCAAGGTTATCAACTAGCTCAACTTTTTCACGAACAGTCAAATCCCGATCAATAACAACCAGTCCTGCATGTGATGTATTGTCTACATAGTTTGCTGGGATTGTTTGGTTGAATGAAATCTTTGTCCCTAGGTTTGGAATAGCTCGGAAAACTGTACAACCAGTCAGTTGACTTGGCAAGGTTGTCGTCAAGTTGTCATCAATACCGTCAAAGATGATCTTCCCGTTCTGGTAAAGAGGCCGCTGTGCAGATGTAGATTGGTAAGCGTGAACACCATTTAGCTTCTTAACACTTAGTTCAGAAACTGTCAGTGTTCCTGTTTGTGTCCCATCTGCTAAGACGTTGATAACAGGTGCTGTTGCAATCTGGATGCCACTAAACACACCAGTAAGCGGATCATAGTTCAACTGGTTGACTCCGCCAGATGTTGCAAGGCGCAGGCCATTGACTTTACCGTTTCCTGTAATCTTCCCTTGTACAAGGTAATGCTCACCTGTCACAAGGCCAAGGTTTACGCTTAAGCGTGGATACCCGTTGACAGTACCAGCGGTTGTAATTGTAACTGAACGTGTTGCTGCGTTATGCGTATAAACAGCTCCACCTGTACCCGCTTCAATAGTTGAAGGTTGGTTGGCAAAGAGTTCAGCACCAAGAGAAAGGCCACGGCTTTTATCAAGCATTAAACCTACAGGTTGACTTGAACCTGAAAGCGGAAATGCTCCCGATGAATCTTGATAAAGAGTAAGGGCTGGATATTCTAAAGGGATTGTTCGGAAAGGTTGATATTCTGAAACTGCGCTTGCCTTCTCAAGCTGGAAGCCTGAAACAACAATCGGTTTTACCGAGTTGCCTACATATTTCTTTACACCAAAATTAGTCGTTGCAGCTGCCCCAACAGGTACAATACCTATAGCACGGTAGAGACCATTTCCCATGGAAATTAGGGAAGTATTTGCGCTTGTAATCACAGTTCCCTTAGCTACAAGGCAAAAGTCCGTTGTTGCAGAACTGCTTGAATCTCCAAGGACAGGGACTGTTCCATCAAGTGTCCGTACAAAACATGAGAACACATAGGGACTGTCAGCTGCAAAACTAATTTCTTTGTAAACAACAGTTCCAACAGCATTGTTGTCTATACGAATACCCGTACCTTCATTTAATCCCGCGAAGGTAGTGGCAGAGATTGTTCCAAATCTTGTGTTTACATCTGAAATGCCATTGCGGAACTCGGTTTCAGTTAGAAGATTTCTGCGCAAGGCCACTTTAGCTACAGTAGAGTCTAAAGGATCGTATGCAAAGCCTTTTTCATTATTTGCATACAGTTTTTTAAGCAGCTGGCTAAGGCTGCGGTCTTTTGATCCTAAGACATTTGCACTGAGAGTGCTTAGGTTAAAACCACCGATATTGACAACTTTAGATGATTGCAGCATAGCCCCTCCGTTTAATTAAATAGTTCATGATTATTCTTCTTCCAATACAACCAGTTCAATCGGGTCTTCTGTAGGCGACCAAGCCCATAGAGCAAAGCCAGCTGTGACCGAAAGATCACCATGAAGAATCTGGCAATAAGGTGTAGTGCTGGTGTTTGGAGCTGTAGGGGATAATGTGAAACGAGTAAAACGTCCACGAATTTCTTGAATGTAAGCGGATTTAAGGCCACTTAAAATTTTGACTGGTGTTGGTGTTAATGTGTATTTTATTGAAGCCATTTAAATTACCGTTTCGGTTAGTAAGGTGGATTTCTGGAAGGGGTTACATTTCCGAAGTAAAGTCGCTGGGCTACAAATTCCTCTAACTGATAGGTTTTCATATCGTAGTCGTCAGTATTGCGCAGATCTTTGTTCACTTCGTTTCTGCAGGTGTTGCAGAAAGTTTCTTCGATCTTCGTGCCATCGGGGAGAGTTCTGTATCCTGTAGTTCTAACAAGGATTCTGTTGCAGCAAGCACATCTCATAAAATACCTGAATGTGGTACTTCCGACAGGGATCGAACCTGAATCAAGCCGTTATCTACGGTAAGCGGTTATAAATCGCCTTGCTTTCCATAAGCTACGGAAGTAGGTTAAGTTGAATGAAGCTTGCATTGCACAAGCAGATTATAATGTTGACTAGGTGCGTACAAATAGCTTCCTATGACTCGTGTCGATTTAGGCCGAAGGCTCTATTACAGGCTTGCGGGTCACTACCGCTGATTACCATGTTGTCGCATGGATTTAGTCAACAAAGAGGGGAAATTTTAGATAAAAAAAATTTACTAAGTCTAAGAACGTTATTGGAATGTTTTCTGAATCCCCGTTGCTAGACTTAGTAAATTTAAATTTTAAAGGGCTGAGATTAAACCCTTTATTAACCGTCTTGAGAGGATTATTGCTTCCCTCCTTATCCACAAGCTTTTAACTTGTCTCGGTCAGTGCTAGTCAGTTGAGCTAACCACCCTATAACATTAAAACTACTCTCCTACTAATCACTCTGCGCTAGTATGCCTACCAAACACAAAACTTTCATAGAAATATCTAAAACCTTTCGAGCCTTAGATGCAGCTGACAACCAGCTACTATGTAAGCACTTTTCATTTTAATGTGCGAAACACTTTTGAAAAAGATTACCTTTAATCGAAAGTTAGTTTAATTGGTTATACCTAGTGGTTTCGCTGTAGTTAACAAACCTTTTGAGTCCATCAATCCTACACTAGATATTGTGCTTTATCATGCACGTTGTTTTAAGCTTGCACCGCAGATGTTGGTACATCTAGCATCTAGGCTCAGCACCACCTGATTACCTAACTTGCATCTTTTAACAATACAGTAAAGCGTTCCTGTTTGACGACAAGCTTCGCTCTAAAGCTACAAGTTCTCTTATTGTCTCTCGACTCAAAAGCATTACGCCTTCAACCTCTACCGCACCGATTAGCTCTGGCTTCAGTTGATACCTTGTTTGCATACTCAATAGCGCAGGCATTGCACCTGAACTACGCCCCAGATACCATCTGGAACTTTATCCTGTTTTGCAGTTTATCTAAGACTATATGCAGCCTATTAAA